AGAGTGCGGCATGACCATCAACTGCATCACGAAGAACGCTATCGATCTGGAGCGGGCCCGCAAGATTGTCCGGGTGAGCAAGGTCTGGCGAACAGTGACTTATCGCCTGGCCACGCAGGAAGAGCAGGCTGGTACCGCGCGCAGCTGCACCAATGGAATATTTCAGGAGTGCCGGAACAGTCCGGCCATGAAGCGAGTATTGATGGTTTGGGGGAGGGTAGGGGTATGAAAATCGAAGAAATCAAAAACGTTGCGGTGTTCTTCAATTTGAACGGCAAGACAGTAGCGTTACGAATGGATGCTGAGCAGAAGCGGATCGTCGCATTGATGGCGCTGAACACGGCTGATGCTCGGGCAGAACTGATTGAAGTGCCGCACATGACTTTACCAGCAGACCCAGCCATGGAGGAGGCCGCCCAATGAGCAACATCGACAAACGCGAGACAGAGCTGCTTATTGAAAACGGCGTGCTGGTTGCCGACACACTGAGGCACTTGGCTTATAACGAAATCGACTCCGACTACTTTGCTGTTTGCCACACCAACGAAAACGGCACTGAAATTGAATGCGAGCTGGCAATTACCGATTACGCGCGCCAAGCGGCCGGAACCGTTGATGAGCTGGTCAAGGCGCTGGAAGCCGCAGAGCGCAGAAACACCGAGCTAACAGAAGCTCTCAGGCAGTCAGTTATTGGATACAAATCATGCCTTCGTATGGGGTATGAACGAATCCTTGACCTTGGCGGTGACTGTGACTCGCCAGAAGTGATGATTGCTGGAAATCCTGACATTCAGCAGGCGGAGAAGTTGCTCGCCGCCGCAGCCGGTAAAGGAGAGTAAGCATGTTTAGCTCAGGTGATTTTAATACGGCATTTATCGTTTTCGCACTCGCCTGCGCTGTAGGGGGTTGGTGCGTCATTGAATTCATACTCTGGCTGTTTTCTTTCATTCACATTTCATTTGGAGGCTAACCCATGAGCACTATTACCAAACAATGGCTGCAGCAGAAAATTGCCGACATGGAAGCTGCCCGCGATGAAATCCCGTTCGGCCTTGACGAAGACGGCAGCAATACGCTGGCGGCTCTGCGTTACGCGCTGGCATCTCTCGAAGCTGAGCCTGTTGGGTACATCGACGCTGAATATGCTGACCTCATAAAGTCTGGGAATATCGAATCATGCTCTGTGTATGCTGAGCCTGGCGAAGGATGCATTACTGTGTTTTCCGTCCCGCCAGCGCCGGTATCTGTTCCGGAATGGACAAACGAGCAGTGCCTGGAGTTCCTGTCGATCGCTTTCCGGCATGCGGAAATTAAGGGTGACCTTGAGCTTGATGATATCCGCCTGGGTTTGAAGATGGCCAATGGTAGCCGCGCCGCCATGCTTCAGGGTGGCGAAAATGCAGAGTCGCCCAGCGGCAACTCTCCGGTGATTCAGGATGGCTGGGTAATGGTGCCGGTTGAGCCAACCAAAGAGATGATTGACGCTGGATGGTCATATTACATGACAACAAAATCACCATCATCACTTGGCGTGTATGGCGCCATGCTCGCAGCAGCACCGCGGCAGGAGGTGAAGCCGTGACCTTCAACCGCTATGCAATCACCATAATCCTGCCTAACCTGATTCTCTGCTCACTGCTAGGTAAGCCTGCACTGGCGATCGAGAAGGCCGCGCGCAAAGTTCGCCTGGCATGTGGCCGCCGCATGGAGCGCGCCATGTTGGATGCTCCGCCGAAGGAGAAGCGCGATACCTAACCCATTCGACGCATAACTAAACGTCAAGCAACGTTTGATTTCCAATAATCATCCATCCATAATTAAGTCATCGGAGCCTGAACAACTTCGATGACTTCTGCGCATTTAAGGGGACTTAAATGCGACCACAATCTGAAATCCTCACCTTGTCACAGATGCAGAAATGCACCTGCGATTTTCTGCATTCTGCGGCTTCCGTTAAGGAGGCCGTATGACTCTGCCAGTAGATGGTATCAAACTCCATCGCGGCAACTTCGCGGCCATCGGCCAGCAAATTCAGCCATTGCTGGATGCCGGCCAGTGCTTCCGCCTGCAGGTTAAGCCGTGGCGGGAGAGGCGCAGCTTGTCGCAGAACGCGCTCAGCCACATGTGGTACACCGAAATCAGCGAGTACCTCATCGCCCGCGGCAAGACCTTCGCTACGCCTGAGTGGGTCAAAGACGCGATGAAGCACACCTATCTCGGCTACGAAAGTAAGGACCGGGTAGACGTCGTTTCCGGTGAGGTTACCACCGTGCAATCCCTGCGCCATACGTCCGAGCTGGAAACCGGCGAGATGTACATCTACCTGTGCAAAGTCGAAGCCTGGGCGATGAATATCGGCTGCCACCTGACCATTCCGCAGAGTTGTGAATACCAGCAACTGCGCGATAAGCAGGAGGCCTGATGTCTACTCCACTTTCCCGCGTCATCACAAACGAAATCTTCCGCGTTCCGGCGCGCCGCCAGCGTAAGTCAGTGGTTAAGCCCTCCGACATCCCGACTTTCAAGGACTACACCGCCCGCCTGGTGGATCAGAAATGGCTGCGTCTCGCGGCGAGGAAGGCGCATGGCTAATTTATGCAAAGCGGCACGCGGCCGCGAATGTCAGGTTCGGATCCCAGGCATATGCAACGGCAACTCTGAAACCTCGGTACTGGCCCACATCCGTATTGCTGGCCTCTGCGGGACCGGAATCAAGCCGCCTGACCTGATCGCCACCATCGCATGCAGCAGTTGCCACGACGAGATTGATCGCCGCACCCGTCTGGTCGATGCGGAATATGCAAAGGAGTGCGCGCTGGAAGGCATGGCTCGCACGCAGGTCATCTGGCTGAGAGAGGGGCTCGTGAAAATATGAATATTTTCGATATCACGCCAGTCAGCAAACCCCGCATGACTCAACGGGACCGGTGGGTAAAACGTCCGGCAACAGCGGCATATTGGGCTTTTAAAGCCGAAGTACGCCAGCTCGGGATCTGTCTGCCTGAGTCCGGTTATCACATCACCTTCATCATTCCCATGCCAAAAAGCTGGAGCCAGAAGAAGCGCGCGCAACTCAACGGCCAGGCGCATCAGCAGAAACCGGATAAAGACAACCTGGAAAAAGCGCTACTCGATGCCATTTTCGACGACGACAGCCGAGTCTGGGATGGACGGGTGACAAAACTTTGGGGAGAGAAGGGGCAGATCATCATCGGGGAGTGCGCGCCGTGACCAGAGACGAGATAACCCGGTACCAGGCAGAAAGCGTTAAGCGCGCCAGCCTACCGCCAGTAGCAAAGCACAGCCAGACCAAACAACCTTAGAAGGAAGCAGCATGAGAAAGCTCACACCAATTTACTCCATGGTCAACTTTGTCGATGACGCTCACTTCCGCCGTGTCTGGAAGCATCCCAAAAAGACCATAACCCCAAAGCAACGGGCATGGGTGCAGTACATGCTGACTGTGTGGGGTCGCATTAACCGTGGCGATGATTCTCCTGCCGGTGCCATTAACGTCATTGGCCGATTGATGATCCGCAGCCAATGGAGTCCTGATATGGGTGGACACATCGAGAGGATGGTCAACTGGCTTTATAGCGATGAAGGAGGGGCGCTGAGAGGTGAGGCGCTTTATAAAAAAGCTCGCGAACTGGTTATCCCTCAGTCATCAGCCAGCAACATCATCGCTCTCGCCAAAGAATCAGATGATGCCGCGTTCGTAGAAAAAGTGATGGTTAAGCTGTTTCACCGGGAAAGCCCAGTCCGCGATTATGCAATTAAACGTTATTGTGAGCGCAACTGCACTCAACATATCGCTCAGGCAATGAGCAGAGTAACCGGCGTGGATGTGCAGCAGTGCCGCCGCCGGGTCGTGTGGTGCGAGAAGGTTTTTGAATCAGAACTCTTTTATGCCTTACAACGTGAGATGGAGAAAGAAAACGAACTTCAGGCCACTTAATTAGAAAATATTTATCTGAAAGTGTTGATTTGGCGAAATGAAAGTGCATAATTCAGTATATGCTCGGACGTCAAAGGCGAAAGAGCGCGGTGATGAAGTGCAAGATGACAGCGCTCATGAATCGGGGACATCGAAAGCCCAAAAGCTGAATTGTGTGGCGACAGCCAAAACCCGACTTGAGCCATCACCAATAATTTAGAGCCACTGGTTAACGCCGGTGGCTTTTTCATTTCTGCATAACGGAAATCGCTTTGAGTATGTGACGGCATCCCGGCGAGACCAGGTACATTTCCCTGGCACGGCAAAGCGATCCTCGTTGTGGTGAATGTCCTGATGGCGTCGTAAAGCGATAGCCGTGAATGCCGGATAGCAGCGCTGGCCACCACAAACCAAACCCACTACCTGGGACCCTTCGGCCAGAGAGCCGACATTAACTTGCCCTCATCTTCCCGGCCTGTCGCCGGGTTTTTTTATTTCAGGCTCCGGGAACCATCATCGACACGCCTACTTGTTAAATCGTCCCGAGGGCCTTACCCCTTTCAAACACACAGCCCCCGCTTTTAAGCCGGAGGTTAGAGACTATGAAAATGCATAACGATCCCCACTCCTGGACGGAGTTTATCGAACTACTCCACAGTTGGTGGCGTGGCGAAACGCCGATGGGTGCCGTATTGCTATCGGTTGTCATGGCCGCCATGCGAATCGCTTACGGCGGTGGCGGCTGGAAGAAAATGCTCCTTGAGGGGGCAATCTGTGGGGCTCTGACCCTTACTGCTGTGTCAGCTCTTGATTACTTTAACCTTCCACAGTCTCTGTCGATAGCTATCGGCGGCGCGCTAGGGTTTGTTGGCGTAGAGCAGGTTAAGGTTATGGCTTCCCGGGTGTTTAATTCTCGCTTTGGAGGCGGTGATGCAAACCAGTGATAAAGGCATTGCCCTGATCAAGCAATTCGAAGGCTGCAAACTCACCGCGTACCAGGACAGCGTCGGAGTGTGGACGATCGGCTATGGCTGGACCAAGCCTGTCGACGGAAAACCGATCCGAGCCGGGATGACGATTAAGCAGGAAACTGCAGAACGCCTGCTGAAGACCGGGCTGGTCAGCTATGAAAACGACGTGTCCCGCCTGGTCAAAGTTGACCTGACTCAGGGGCAATTCGATGCTCTGGTGTCGTTCACTTACAACCTCGGCGCCCGGTCACTGTCGACATCGACCCTTCTGCGAAAACTCAACGCCGGTGATTACGCTGGTGCATCCGATGAGTTCCTGCGCTGGAATAAAGCTGGCGGCAAAGCCCTGAACGGGCTAACCCGTCGGCGTGAGGCGGAGCGCGCTCTGTTTCTGTCGTGATTGGAGCACTGGTTAAGCGTTACTGGCTGCAGTTGATTGTGGTGGCGGTAATCGGTGTGCTGGCGTTCTTCGTGAACCGCTACCGCGACAACGCCATCACCTACAAAGACCAGCGCGATAAAGCCACTGAGAAACTCAGCCTGGCTACCGCCACCATCAAAGACATGCAGACGCGCCAGCGTGATGTCGCGGCGCTGGATGCCAAATACACGAAGGAACTCGCCGATGCGAAAGCTGAGAATGATGCTCTGCAGCGCAAGCTTGATAATGGTGGTCGGGTGCTCGTCAAAGGACGCTGTCCTGTGCCAGCCTCAACCGAAGCCTCCGGCACCTCCAGCTTGGGCCATGATGCCACCGTCGAACTCTCTGACGTTGCTGGACGAAACGTTCTCGGTATCCGATCCGGAATTAAGCAAGACCAGTCAGCCCTGAGAGTTCTTCAGGAATACATCAATACTCAGTGCTTGAAATAGAGCCTCATCCCTGAGGTTCTGACACAGTCTCTCCTCTGGACTTTAACCGTAGCAAATTCTCACAGCCTCGCATCCGCGGGGCTTTTTTATGCGCATCTCACGCGCACATCAACGAGAGCCTTTCAGTAAGCGAGCCTGAGAAAAGCCGTTATAGGTGGCGACCTCTCTCGGGCGGCTTTTCTGTGAGACAGGCTCACTTTCTAAAAGGTAAATACGCTATGAATCATCAATTGGCTAATCTCGATTTCCGGGACATGGTGGCTGTTTCTGGTGATCGCGTGATCACAACCTCCCGCAAGGTGGCAACTTACTTCGACAAGCAGCATCACCACATCATTCAGAAAATCGAAAAGCTAGACTGTTCGGATGAATTTCTAACCAGCAACTTTTCGCGGGTTACCTATGAACACAAGGGTAATCAGTATGTTGAATATGAAATTTCCAAAGACGGCGCGATGTACATCATCATGTCGTTTACCGGCAAAAAAGCTGCTGCCATCAAAGAGGCGTTTATCAAAGCATTTAATTGGATGCGTGACAGGCTGATGGAGATGGCTCACTCATACCAAAGAGAGCACAACGAGTTAATGCTGGAGTTCATGAAGGAAAAGGATGTTGCCAGTATGTCAGGACGCTTGCTGAACCGCTGGGGCAGGATCAAAAAACCGCAACTCATAGCAAGAATCGAAAGGCTTGAGCAGCAGGCGCAAATATCGATCCCCGGACTGCCAAAGTGACCATTCCAAAGCTCATCTGTTGGTTGCTAATGATGATAAAATGCTGAGTCCCATGGATTTTGGGGGTAGGAAAAGCCTGGATATGATGCTAGAAATCATAACATTAAAAAGACCGTGAGATGCAGTATGAAAATCTTAGGATTGGATGAGTACAGAACCCTTCGTGAGGGAGGGACAATGAAGTATTTTGAACTGGAACGCATGCCTAACAGCACTTGGGTTGCCATTTTTGAAAGTTTGTTTGCCGAAAAGGATGAAAAGGCGTGGGTAGAGGGTTACTGCATTGTGACGAACTGCTCAAACAGTGAAGTATCCACCCGGTTCATATACTTGAAAGAAAAGTGCGAAGAAGCGAACTCTATATACAGGGTTAAGCATTCTGCACTATAACTAATTAAAGAAAGTTAAACTCCTGGTGATTTGTTTGCTGCCATTTTCACTTCTTTCAGAATTGAATTCAGGTGTATGAGTTAAAAAAGACTTTTGGGCTATTAAAGGTAACGTAAATCACAGGCAAAAGATTCGTCAATGTGATTGAGTGTTCATGGGACTAACAATCTTCTCTTGTAAGGAATTATGTGTAGAAGGAGATTTTATGGCACAGCTATTGATTTTTGCTGATGATGAGCCTGCTAAGTTGCTGAAAATTCGAAGTTATCGGAGCAAGATTCTTTATCTGTATGCTAATGATGAGGTGAGGTGTTTGGATGTGGTGATTTTTTTTTCAACTTTTCTGAAAGGCGAAAGTGGAGCCATATTGGTGGCAGCCGACAGATACGTGAGCAGGAAAGAAATTATCGAGGCTTATGATGCTCTGATTGGTTGAAAGCAGCGAGACTGGCGCGTAGCAGTAGGATGGGGCATGCTTGGTTCTATACGTCAGTAGAGTGATACAGGAGTTCATATCGGCCAGACGAAGCGTGATGCTACTTTAATCCAGCGGGTGAGCGCTTAATATTGTTTGTCCCAACGGTTCTAACCCATTTCTGATTACCACATTCAAGCCACTGGCACTCGCTGGTGGCTTTTTTTATTGGAGTGAATAATGGCAAAACCGGACTGGGGCGAGCTTCAGCAACGGTTCCTGTCCGAACATGCCGCAACCGGCGTATCACCAAAAGAATGGTGTGAAGCGCAGGGACTGAACTACGCTACCGCACGTCGATATATCAAAAAACCTTCTGCGCAAACTGCGCAAAAACCTGCGCAGAAAAAAATGCGCACTGCGCAGAAAGATAAAAGCGCAAATGAGCTGGTGGATGATGATGAATTAACGGCACAGCAAAGACGTTTTGTCGCAGAATACCTAAAGGATGGTAACGCCACACAAGCAGCTATCAGGGCGGGTTACAGCAAAAAATCCGCTGAACAAATCGGTTATCAGCTACTTCAGAAAACTTCAGTTGCCCAGGCCATTGCACAACAGCAGAAAGCCTCCATTGCGCGCACGCTTGGCAGTGCCGATGAGGTCCTCGCGCAGATGTGGCAGCTCGCCACCTTCGATGCAAACCAGCTTTCACAATATCGCCGCGGTGCGTGTCGTTACTGCTGGGGCTTCGGTCACCAGTATCAGTGGCGCGATGCCGTGGAGTTTGAAGAGAAGCGGCTGGAAGCTACAGAACGCGATAAGCGTGAGCCAGTCGACGTGGGCGGCTATGGATATGACCACACCCGTGAGCCTAACCCTGCCTGCCCGCGCTGCAACGGCGACGGCATTGGCCAGCCTTACTTCGCTGACACCAGGAAACTCTCCCCTGATGCTGCTTTGGCATATTCCGGCGTCAAGCTGGGTAAGAATGGTGTCGAGATAACGGCAATCAGCCGCGAACGGATGTACGAAGCCGTAATGAAGCGCCTGGGCCTGGCCGATAGCGAGTTCGCGCAGCGCCTCCAGCAAATCGAAATCGACCGCCGGCAGCTGGAGATTGAAAAACTCCGCAAAGAGCTGGCCGGTGATGGTGATGATGACGAACCAACACCAGTACAGATCAATATCAACGTAGTGGATGCGAGGGAAGAAGATGGGGATCAGCCCGACACTTAACATCCCACAGGCTCGCTTCCTCGCGATGGAGCACAAGTTTAAAGCCTACGTTGCCGGGTTCGGTTCCGGTAAAACGTGGGTGGGTTGTGGCGGCATCTGCAAAGGGATGTGGGAACACCCGAAAATCAACCAGGGTTATTTCGCGCCGACCTACCCGCAGATTCGTGACATCTTCTACCCGACTATCGAAGAGGTGGCCTTTGACTGGGGGCTGAGCGTCAAAATCAATGAGGGGAACAAAGAGGTTCACTTCTACGAGGGGCGACGGTTCCGCGGGACCACAATCTGCCGTTCGATGGAGAAGCCCGGCTCGATAGTTGGTTTCAAAATCGGTAACGCGATGGTGGATGAGCTGGATGTCATGGCGGCTGCCAAAGCGCAACAGGCCTGGCGAAAAATCATCGCCCGTATGCGTTACAAGGTTGATGGGCTGCGTAACGGTATTGACGTCACGACAACTCCGGAGGGGTTCAAATTCGTTTACCAGCAATTCGTGAAGGCAGTACGTGAAAAGCCAGAGCTCTCAGCCCTGTACGGACTGATACAGGCCAGCACGTTCGACAACGCGAAGAACTTGCCCGCGGATTACATCCCTTCGCTGATGAATTCCTACCCGCCGGAGTTGATTAAGGCGTATCTGAGGGGGCGCTTCACCAACCTGACCAGCGGCACCATCTATCACCAGTTCGATCGACGTCTGAATAACTGTACTGATGAAGAACAGGCAGGCGAACCGCTCTATATCGGCATGGACTTTAACGTTGGCAAAATGGCGGCCATCGTCCACGTGCTTCGCAATGGCGAGCCGCGCGCGGTACGCGAACTGATAAAAGTTTATGACACGCCGGCCATGATAAAGCGTATCCAGGAAGAGTTCTGGCGCTATGAGGGCGGGCGCTATGTTGCCTCCAGGCAGATTTACATCTATCCGGATGCTTCCGGCGATTCACGCAAGTCCAATAACGCCAGCGCCACCGATATTGCGCAGCTCAAGCAGGCCGGATTCAGCGTGGTGGTGAACGCCGCCAACCCGCCGGTAAAGGATCGCATTAACTCCATGAATGCCATGTTCTGCAACGGCAACGGTGAGCGCCGCTACAAAGTTAACGTTGCTCGCTGCCCGGTCTATACAGACAGCCTTGAACAGCAGGTATGGGCGGCGAACGGCGAGCCGGATAAATCAGCCGACAACGATCACCCAAACGACGCTGGTGGCTATTTCATCGTGAAGCAATTCCCGATCATCAAACCCACCGGAAAAGTCACTCAACTACGGATGTAACTCCATGCCTGACATCTCAACACCCAATCTGGACTATGGGAACATGGTCGAGGCGTGGGATATCAACGATGCCCTGATGGGCGGCACGCTCTATATGCGACAACTGGGAGAGGCATATCTCCCGCGCTGGCCGAAAGAAGACAAAGAGGACTATAAAAAACGCCTCTCTGTGGCCACGCTTTTGCCTGCCTACGAAGAGACCATTAAGCAAAACATCGGGCGCGTATTTGCCGAGCCGATTAAGCTGGCCGAGAACGTTCCTGATCAACTGCGCGAGTATGCGAAGAACATCGACCTGGAAGGCACTCGTCTCGATGTCTGGGCTCAGTCATTCTTCGGACTTGCGATGCAGTATGGCCTCTCCCATGCGCTGGTGGACTATCCCAGGGTGGACCCAGAAAGGGTGAAAACCAAAGCGGATGAGAAAGCTACCGGCGCGCGCCCGTACGTCACAATGCTTAATCCCCGCCAGGTAATCGGATGGAAGTCGAAGATGGCGGACGGTAAGCTGGTGCTCACCGCGCTGCGCATCAAAGAGGTGGTTGTCGAAGACGGTGACGACTTCGGGCAAACAAAGGTGGAGCAGATACGTTATCTGACGCCGGGAAAGGTGGAAATCTACCGCAAGTCCAGAGGTACCGAGGGCGCGGCGAACTGGGAGATATTCGATCAATGGCAGACCTCTCGTAAAGATATCACCCTGGTGACGCTCTACACCAAGCGCACCGGGTTTATGTGTGGTTCACCTCCTCTACTCAACATGGCCCTGCTGAATATCAAGCACTGGCAGAGCCAAAGTGAGCAGGACAACATCCTGCACGTCGCCCGGGTGCCGATACTGACGGTGTTCGGGCTTGAGCAGGGAGAAGAGCTGGTAATTGGGTCTTCGTCTGCCACGTCGTTCTCCGATCGGCAAAAGCAGGGCCTGGAATACGTCGAGCACACTGGCTCCTCTATCGGTGCCGGCAAAGAGTCGCTGGCAGAGCTGGTGGAGCAGATGCGCCAGGCTGGCGCGAAGCTGCTGCGCACGGAGAACACCTCTACAAAATCGGTGGATCAGACCTCCGAAGAGAAAATGCAGGAGCAGTCGCCGCTCTACACTATGGCCACCAGCCTCGAAGACGCGATCGACAACATCCTGCAGATCATGGCTGAGTACATCGGCGAGAAGGAGGGCGGCAACGTAGATGTGCGCACCGAGCTGGATGTTGAGTCGAAAGAATTCAACCCGCCTGCTGCGCTGGCTATTCAGTCCCTGCGCCAGGGCGGTGACCTTCGCCGTATCGATGCGATTAAAGCCCTGCAAAAACTCAACCTGATAGATGCCGATGCGGATCCTGATACGGTGCTGAGCGAGTTACTGGCCGAGTCTGCGTCGCTGAGTGAACCACCGCCGGGGGTGTAATATGGCCCGTTCCGTGAATGACAGGCTACAGGACGAGACTATCGCGCACGGCTTATACGTGACGCGTTACGGTACCGGCGTCGCCCGGCGCATGGTCGCGCTGCTGAACAAGTTGGATGCTGATCTGGCCGCCAGGCTGCTGGTGCTGCTGGATGGCAAGCGAGCTGATACCTACAGTGCGCGTCGCCTGGCCTCTCTACTGGCCGGTGTTCGTGAACTGAACCATCAAGCCTACGAACCGGTTAATGCGTCCCTGGCGCGTGAGCTGGCACGTTACACGGATTATGAGACCGGGTATCAGATGGACCTGTTCAGCAGCCTTATACCCGGGCAGGTGCTGAAACACGTCCCGCTGCAAAGCATTGCCCCAGAGCAGGTCTACGCCTCTGCGGTGGCGCAACCTTTTCAGGGGAGATTGCTGAAAGAGTGGGGCCAAAAGCTTGAATCCGATCGGCTGGATAAAATCACCAGTGCCGTGCGTACCGGATTTCTTCAGGGTGAAAATGTCGAGCAGATCGTGAAGCGCGTCGCCGGCACGCCGCAACTTAACCGCCAGGACGGGGTTATCAATGCCTCACGTCGTGACCTTGCTGTTGTTGCCCGCACTGCGGTGAATCATATGGCAGCAACGGCGCGCCAGGAGTTCGCACAGGCCAACAGCGATATCGTGAAGGCCAAACAGTGGTCTTCGACTCTGGACACCCACACCAGCCAGTGGTGCATAATCCGCGACCGCAAACTCTACTCGCTCGATGGCAAGCCGCTGGGCCATGCAATTCCGTATCTGCGCGGACCCGGCAAAATCCACTTTTGCTGCCGCTCCTGCGAAATCCTGATCACTAAATCGTGGGAGGAAATGCAAATAGCCCCAGGCGAGCTGAGCAGCGCCACGCGCGCCTCAATGGACGGACAGGTGCCAGCGCATACCAGCTATGCCGAATGGCTTGCGAGGCAGCCTTACGCGCGTCAGGAGCAGGTGCTGGGCGTCACACGTGCACAGATGCTGCGTGACGGCAAAATCACCGTGCCGGAGATGTTCAACGATGCCGGGGAGTTCCTTGCCCTGGACGAGCTACGCCGCGTGGATGCGTCGGCGTTCCAGTAACACAAACCCCATCAACGTCAGGCTGCCTCCGGGCAGCTTTTTTTATGCCTGCCGCTGAGCGGATGCGACGCGGTGCCCGGGTCGGATGACCCATTACGTATGGCCGGAAGGCTGGAGCAAAACAATGAAACTGAAACTTGATGCTAACGGAAATGTGGTCGTTGAAAACGGTATGCCTGTGTACATCCATGATGATGGCAAAGAGATCCCGTTTGATGCGGTCGCAGCGATGACCAAAATCACCTCCCTGAATGGCGAGGCGAAAACGCACCGCGAAGCGAAGGAAGCGGCGGAAGCCAATCTCGCAAAATTCTCGGGCATCACCGACCCGGCCAAGGCGCTCGAAGCCCTGGAGATGATGACCAAAATCGACCAGAAAAAACTGATCGATGCTGGTGCCGTTGACCAGGTAAAGGCGGAGATCACCAAAGTTTTCCAACAGCAGCTGGACGAAGCAAACAGCAAGACCCAGCAGCTGGAAACTCAACTCTACGACGAGATGATCGGCGGCCGCTTCGGTGGCTCTAAGTTCATTTCCGAGAAGATGGCGATCCCGACTGAGTTCGTGCGTTCCTACTTCGGTCAGAACTTCAAAATCGAAGAAGGGAAGGTTGTGGCCTACGACGGCCAGGGCAATAAGGTGTTCTCTCGCACCAAGCCCGGCGAGTTAGCCAGCTTTGATGAGGCCCTGGAGTCTCTGGTCGAGTCGCATCCGCAGAAAGATTACATCCTCAAAGCGTCCGGTAACAGCGGCGGCGGTTCTCACCAGTCGCAGCACCAGGCCGGGCAAAAAACCATGAAACGCGGTGCGTTTGATTCCCTGGATAACGCTGGCAAGCAAGCAGCGCTGAAAGACGGCATCAGCATCGTCGATTAAATCGAAAGGAGCCATAAATGGCAGGCAATACCCTTACTGGTCTGATCCCGACCATCTATACCGCGCTGGACGTAGTGTCCCGCGAGCAAACTGGTTTTATTCCTGCGGTGGCGCGTGACGCGAAAGCGGATGCTGCTGCAAAAGACCAGACCGTACGTGCGCCAGTCGCACCTGCAGCCACCACTGAAGATATTGTCCCTGGTCCTTCAGCGCCTAATTCTGGCGACCAGACCATCGGTGGTGTGGATGTCAAAATCACCAAATCCAAAATGGCCCCGGTGAAATGGAATGGTGAAGAGCAATTGGCTCTGGGCCCGGCTGGTACCTACAACACCATCCTGGCTGACCAGTTCAAGCAGGCTTTCCGTGCGCTGGCGAACGAAGTGGATGCAGACCTCGCTGCGCTGTACCTCAACTCCTCCCGCGCTGTTGGCGCGCCGAAGAATACCCCGTTCAGCATCAAAGACGATCTGACTGATGCTGCGTTGGCGCGTCAAATCCTGACCGATAACGGTGCGCCGACTACTGATTTGCGTATGGTGCTGGGTGGCGAAGCGATGGCATCCATCCGTGGTAAACAGGCTGTACTCTTCAAAGCGAACGAAGCGGGAACCGACCAGCTGCTGCGTGAAGGTGTTATCGGTCGCATCATGGGCTTCAACCTCCACGAATCCTTCAGCATCAAGCGTACCGCGAAAAGCGCTGCTGCTGGCTATAAGGTCAATGGCGCGAAGAAAGAGGGCGATATCATCATCGCTATCTCTGCTGGCACCGGCGGTATTGCTGCAGGGACTGCGGTGAAGTTTGCCGGTGATGACAATCAGTATCTGGTCGTTGCGGCTACGTCTTCCACTATCACTATTAGCGCACCGGGCCTCCGTCAGGATCTGGCAGATCAGGCTGATGTCACCGTGTTGAGCGAATTCGTCCCGAACATGGCGTTTGACCGCGGGGCATTCCTGCTGGCCAGTCGTACCCCGGCGATGCCTGAAGGTGGCGATACTGCTGATGACGTCATGAATGTGACCGACCCGGTATCTGGCATCACCTTCCAGGTGGCGCTGTACCGCCAGTACCGTCAGGTGCGTTATGAAGTTGGTCTGGCATGGGGTGTGGCTGCTGTGGCGCCACGTCATTCCGCCATCATCATGGGTTAACCCAGGGGGCTTCGGCCCCTTTGTTTTTCAGGAGGCCCAATGGCCGGATTAACCAAAGAGCAGCGCGCTCAGCGTGAAGCGGAAAAGCTTGCAGCTCAGCAGGCCGCTGATAAAAATCCTGCCCAGCAGGAACAGCAGCAGGAACAGCAGCAGGAACAGCAGCAGGAACAGCAGCAGGAACAGCAGCAGGAACAGCAGCAGGAACAGCAGCAGGAACAGCAGCAGGAACAGCAAGGTATTAAGCTGGTGGTCATGGTACGTGACACCCCAGAATTCCCTGGCGGCCCGCTGCGCGCAGATGTTCATCCTGATGAAGTGGATAACTGGCTGGCGCTGGACTGGCGTCTGGAGGAATAACCATGCTGGTTGCCGATCCCAACTCTCCAGGCTTCAACAGCTACGCCAGCGTGTCAGACCTGCGGGAATTTGCCGCCGGGCGCGGATATAGCATTCCTGCAGATGATGGTGAGTGCGGTCAGATGCTGATGCAGGCAATGGACTTTCTGGAAGGGAAGGCCTGGCGCGGTCAGCGTTCCAGCGCATCACAGCCTCTATCCTGGCCGCGTTCCGGCGTGCGCTTCGATGGTGTTGACCTGTCGAATGATGCGATTCCACAGCGCCTGATTGATGCTCAATGTCGCCTGGCCATCGAATCGCAGGAGATTGACCTCACCCCGTCGGTCGCTGGCGGTGGGGCGGTGACGATGGAGCGCGTCGAGGGTGCGGTAACAGTCCAGTATGAGCCGGGAACGAATAAAGCTTCTCCGTCATTCCCATGGTTCTATTCCGCACTGCGCGGGCTTGTAGTGGGCGGCAACCAGGTCCGGGTCGAAAGGGGGTAGCATGGCAATCGACTATCGACGCATGCGCGCTACGGCAACGCGGCTCCTGAAGGATAACGGCAAATCCTACCAACTGACCCGAGGCGGTACCACCACCCGCGATCAGTACGGGAAAGAGATTACCACCGAGCCTGTTATCGCGACCGTTACCGGCGTTATCACTGAATACTCAACTCGTGAAATCGACGGCTCTCTGATTGCTACAGGCGATAAGAAGCTGGCGGCCACGTTTGAAACTGAGGTGCGCATTGGTGACATCATTGATATCGACGGCCAAAAGTGGCGCGTGGTACAGCCGAATCCGGTTAAGCCGGCAGACGTGTTGATCTCCTATAACATCCAGCTAAGGACCTGATATGACCAGTTCCGTAAATCAGCCGTTCCTGGCTGCTATTCAGCTGTTCGTTGATGGCTCAAAGCAGGAGATTGACGAGGCGGTGCGCCGGACGGGTATCAAAATCCTGGGTAGGTTGGTGGAGATGTCACCAGTCGGGCAGCCGGAGACCTGGCAAGTGAACCAAACGGCCTCTGCTTATAACACTGCAGTGCGTGAACATAATGCTGCCCTTCGCGATGATCCTGCCAACCTGACCAAATCGGGACGACTTAAGCGCGGTTTGCGTGTAAACGACTCGATGGACATCAAAAAGCCTGAGGGTTATGCCGGTGGGCGGTTCAAGAACAACTGGTATGTTGGGTTCGATAGCCAGCCAACAGAGACGAACGATACCCCGGACGCTTCGGGGCAGGGTTCAAACTCCCGCGGTCTGGCGGTGCTTGAGGTGTTCAGAGTAGGGCAAGTGAGCACGATTTACTTCACTAACAACCTGCCATATGCCCAGGCACTGGAGAACGGACATTCAAACCAGGCGCCCGGCGGTATGGTCGGGTTGACCGCATTGGATGCAGCCCAATATTTCCGCGAGGCAATGAACGAGGTGCGCAATGGCCGGTGACCAGTCCATGCGAATTGCTGAATTGCTGGAGAGCCGGGTGGCGATTATCGCTGAGTCGCTAGGATTGCCGATCGCCTGGCCTAACATCGCTTTTACCCCGCCTGATGATGCCCCTTACGGGCGCGTTTATGTCTTACCTGCGCAAACCGTGGGGCAGGACCTGGAAGGTCAGTTGCGTACATACCAGGGCATTCTCCAGCTCAATATCATTTCACCAGCAGGTAGCGGCGTGACTCTGGCCAGAGGGCTGACAAAATCGGTCGCAGATGCTTTTCCCGAAGGGCTGCCGCTGGTGGATGGTGACCTGACCGTTTATATCAATGGCCCGCCGCAGGTGCGCCAACCTATACAGGATCGCCCCACATCATCACCCAACGGCACTACCGGCTCTATCACCTACACCACCCCTGTCAGCATGCAGTACCGCGCTGATTACTGACCCGCCGCTCGGCGGGTATTTTATTACCTAAATTCAGGAGAGTGCTATGGCATTCGCAATCCCTAACGGCTCGCGTGTGAACGTGGCCAAGGCCTATCAGGCTCCCATCACCTTTACCACTGCCTCTAACGCTACTGAATGCGAACTGACTGTTGCATCTGCCGCTGGCATCCTGGCGGGCGATGTAGTGCAGGTGAGCTCCGGCTGGCTAAAACTCGATAATATGGTGCTGCGTGTTAAATCCGTAGCCGGTACCAAAATCGTGCTGGATTCGTTCGATACCTCTGACACCACCAAATTCCCGGCAGGCACTGGTGCGGGCACGCTGCGTAAAATCGACACGTGGATCACCATGCCGCAGGTGATGACCCTCTCCACTGAGGGTGGTGACCAGCAGACCATCAGCGTGCAGTTCCTGGAAGACGATAAGGCCCGTACCATCCCGACTTTCAAAAACGCCGTGGTGCAGGTCTACACCTTCGCGCACGATCCGCTGCTGGCAATTTACAAGCGTCTGAGTGAACTTGACGAATCCAGCGACACCACTGCTGTGTGGTTCCATAACCCGCGCGGCAAAGCGGACCGTTATTACTCTGCCAAAGTGTCTTTCCAGAAGGTGCCTAAGACCGAAATCAACGCCGTGGAAAGCAACGAAGCGCGCATGAACTTCGAATCGGATATGCAGATTTACCCGATCGCCGATTCATCCGTTACGCCGCTGGCGTTCCTGACTGATCTGCCATCAACCAAATCAGTTAGTGTTGGAAATGCGCTCGATTTAGCCGTCGTTATGCAAGGCGGCTCCGCTCCTTACACCTACGTGTGGAAGAAAGGAAGCTCCGCCATTCCAGGCAAAACCGCCTCGACGTTCAACATTCCATCTGTGGCATCCGGAGATGCTGGCTCTTACACCTGCGAAGTCACTGACGCGGCGGGCAAAACTATCACCTCTGCTGCTTGCGCCGTCACGGTCAGCTAACCACTCGAGCCCGGTACGCCGGGCTTTCTTCGCTACTGAAACCAAAGTCTTTCTTAGGAACCGAAATGACCAAATTTTCCCTGATCCCCAACCCAACTTTTTCTGTGACCGCGAGCATTCCGCGCGCTGGCGCCGAAGACGGCAAGCTGACGTTCACTTTCCGCCATAAGACGCTGGAAGAGCTGCGCTCCATGGATGAGAAGCTGCAAAAGGCCGCCGAAGGTAAAAAGGATGCTATCGAGCCGCAGGCCGACTACCTCATGGAAATTGTCGAGGGGTGGGCGCTTCCAGATGAGTTCAACCGCGAAAACGTTATTGTCCTTCTGCGGAACTATCCACGCGCGTTCGACAGCATCGGTCTGGCATACACCAAAGAGCTGATGGGTATCCGCGAAAAAAACTGAGGCAGGTCGCCGCAGCATTGTATACGCCGGGACCGACGCTCGCGGAGCTGAGCGCTTTTGGTTTGACGCCTGAGGACGTGGAGGAAGAGGTGGGGATACTGCCCTCAGTGTGGAGGTCCTTCACCATCTTCTCTTCCCTGGCGACCCAGTGGCGAGTCGGCGCGAGCGGGGCGACCGGCCTTGATTACAACGTTCTCCCCTGGATGTTCGAGTTACACGGGGTTGAGGATGCGGCGGCCTGCATGGCTGACCTTCAAATTATGGAAAGCGAGGCTCTCAAGGTAATGCATAAGGAGACGAAATAATGACAGACCAGATCGCCTCGATTACTTTGCGGGCCGATGTTTCTGACCTGAAAACAGCCAGCAATGAACTGGATAAACTCGGCCAGGCGGCGGCCGGTGCTGTAGATAAAGCAGATGATCTGAATAGCGTGTTTCGCGCTGGCGCTGAATCTGCGAAGCAAGGCAGCGAAGGACTCAAGGAGCAGCAGAACGCGCTCAAAGGCCTGCTGGAGAACATCGACCCTGTCACCAAGGCACTGAACCGCCTGGACGAACAGCAGGCCGCGCTGAGTGGATTTCAGGTAAAGGGATTTCTGGGCACTGAAGAGTTTCAGCATTACCAGCAGATCCTGGATGAAACTCGTCTCAAGCTGACGGATACGGGTGAGGCGGCAGCCAAAGCAAAACAGGAACTTGATGTCGCACGCGAAATCGAGAGGCAGGCCGCATCGCTGGATAAGCTGGTTGCCAGTATCGATCCGGTGCTTGGCAAGCTTAAGTCGCTCGATAGCCAGTACGTTGAGCTGGAAGAACACTTCTCGGCCGGGCGTCTCTCGGGAGAGCAGTTCGCTCACCTGAGCGGCATTCTCCTGCAGGCTGAGCAGCGACTGACCGACACTGGTGAAGCGGCGGCGAAAGCGCAGGCCGAGCTGGCGGCCACCCAAGCGGCTGAGAAGCAATCCGCGGCACTGAAAGGGCTGCTGGGCTCCATTGACCCGACGGTGCGCGCATTCAATGCCCTCGATGAGCAATATGCTCAGTTGTCGGCTCATTTCGAGGCCGGGCGTATTAACAGCGCCCAGTTCGAACACTTCAACAGCATCCTTAACCAGACGCGTGAGCGCCTCTCTGGTGTCGCAGACGTACTACCAGAAGCGCTATCCCGGCAGGAAGCTGCTGCCCGGCGCGCTGGAATCTCCGTTGGTCAGTACAGCGCAGCAATGCGCACGCTTCCGGCGCAATTCACCGATATCGCCACGCAGCTGGCTGGCGGTCAGTCGCCGTTCCTGATCCTGCTGCAACAGGGCGGGCAGATTAAAGACCAGTTTGGTTCGGTTCAGGGGGCGCTGTCCGGCGTCGGCGAATACATCCGCAGCATGGCTGGGATGATTAACCCTACCACGATCGCACTTGGTGGTCTGATTGGCACGATCGGCTTGCTGGCCGCCGCAGCGTATAACTCTTCGGAGCAATTTGACCAGGTGGCACGCTCTGTCATCATGATGGGTGGGGCTGGCTTCGCCTCAATGCAGCAGCTCAACCAGGCCGCTGAGGAAGTGGCTGGCAAGACGAATACATCGATCAGCTCCACCGTCGATACGCTGGTTACGCTGAACGATACTGGAAAATATACCGCCAGCCAGATGAAGCAGGTCGCAACGACCATTACCCTTATGGGTAAGGCCGGAAACGATACCAAAGCGGCAATGGCTGACTTCGGAAAGATTGTTAGCGATCCGGTTAAAGGGCTTGCCAGCCTCAATGAACAATATGGTTTCGTTGATGAAGCCATGATCAAGCACATCATCCAGCTTCGTAAACAGAAGGGTGAGCAGGCGGCTGTAACCGAAGCCATTAACCTGTTTGCTGGCGTCATGGAAAAACGCGCACAGGAAACTATTGAGGCAACGGACAATATTGGCAAAGCATGGACTGGGCTAAAAGCATTTGCCTCTGACACTTTCGGTCAAATAGGCGTGACGGTGCGGGCTTGGGGAAACCAAGTCATCGAAGTGTTTAAGCTCTTGGGCACCTCGTTTGAAGCCCTGTTCGTCAAGATGAAAGAGGTCTCCCTTGAAATTATGGGGGGGATGATTACCGGTTTCACGGATATTGCAAACAAACTCCCTGGCGGGGAATCGCTCATAAAATCCATGGGGTTTGATGGGCTAGCTGAGAGCGTTGCCAAGAACCGAGAAGCTGCAAGCAAGGAGTATGCTCAGCTTACCGCCGACTACAATAAGCATATTGCTAACCTCAGTAAATCCCAAGGGCAATGGGAAGAAGAAGCGAAGAATGGCGCTGGTGGAGGTGTAAGAGGTAGCGGGGCTGTCAGCCGCGAATCGAGGGACGCAGTATCGAAGCTTGCCGAAGACTCAGCCAAAAAGACCAAAGAGGCGAAAGCCACTCTGGAAGCTGGCGATCGCACCCTGGAGAACTACCGCGCCCAGGCCAGAACGTTAACCGAAACGCTCGAGACCCTGCGCCAGACCGGCGATCTGCACGCTAAAAATACCGAGTTCAGTAAACAGCAATCTCGATTTGCTGAATTGGATGAAGCTGCCAAAACCCGCGCGCTGACTGCTCAGGAGAAATCTTTACTGTCGAGCCGTGAGGCGATTCTGAACGCCGCCAAGGTGGTTGATCAGAAGAACAGGGAAGTAGAGGCGCAGCAGAAAATTAATGGCCTGGCGCAGCAGGCCAATAAATACGTCACGCAGATGTCGGAAAAGACCGATGCCTTGCGCGACAGTGCAGGCCTCAGCAGTCGGCAAACACAGCGCATGATGGAAGAGGCGCAGCTCCGCCAGGGCTGGCTCAATGGTGGGGGTAAACTTGAGGATGCCGGGTATGAAAAAGAACTGGCAGCTCTCAGGAAATATTACGCTGAAGAGGACAAATTACGGGGCGACTGGAAAGCGGGTGCGGTGAGTGGATGGAACGAATATCTCGATGCTGCAACCAACACTTACGACGCCGTTAAAAACGTTGCCAGTTCCACGCTGACTGGCCTGAGCAACATGCTGACTGAGCTTATGACAACTGGCACCGCGTCAGTTAAAGAGTTCGGCAAATCTATGCTCAAGATGATCCTCGAGATAACAAACCAACTTATAGTGGCCTATACAGTACAGGCCGCGATGGGCTGGATAAGCGGTGGCAGTAAAGGCGGGAGCACACCAGGGGGATCATATGCTAACGCTGCTGCCGGGCTAACCTTTAATGCTAAAGGCGGGGTTTATGACTCCCCAGGCCTCAGTAAGTACGTCAATGGGGTATACGACTCTCCCCAGTATTTTACTTTCCAGGGGGCGTCCAAGTTTGCGAAGGGCGGTGTATTCGCAGAGGCCGGCGCTGAAGCAATCATGCCACTTACTCGGGATTCTGCCGGGCGGTTGGGCGTACGCGCCCAGGGCAGTGGCGGTATGGCTCCGGTTATTAATACCACCGTTAACGTTGATGCTGGTGGTTCTGCAACTGTTCAGTCTTCCAGCTCAGGTGATGCTATGGGCCGTGCCCTTGCTGATGAAATGCAGAACGCTGCGTTGCAGGTTATCCAGAAGCACCTTAAGCCTGGAGGCATGATCTACAACTTCAGTAAAGGCAGGTAGTGTTTACGTCGTCCCCTGGTTAATATGATGAAAACCATAAAAATCAGGGGATGATTGTGTTAAAAAAAATCTTTAAGAAGATACTCAAAACCATTGGTTTGCTCATTTTACTTTTAGTTGTTGTCCTTGCGGCAGCGAGACTTAGTCTGAAAACTGATGACGAATTGAAAGCTGAGGAAGCCAAAGCGTTATCTGATAAGAAGCTGGATGAGTTGAGAAGCGCGTGTGAAGCTTACGTAAGGATGTCAGTCATTAACAAAAGCACCCTGGACATGTCGGTGTTTGGCTCGAACAGATGGCTCGGTGATGACGGTAAGTTTTACGCCACGCAGGAGTTTAGCGCCAAAAATAAATTTGGTCTTGAGCAGAAATTCAGGGCTGAATGTATTGAAGACAAGGATGGGAAGACTGATTACCGGCTTGTAGAAATGAATGGAAGTTAAATCAAAATGGTCTGAAAACTTTCCCCCCATGCTTTCAACCAGTATTAAGCCTCGCATACGCGGGGCTTTTTTGTACCTGCAATAAATCAACGCGCTTCACACGCGCAAGTTATAATCCTAGAGCCTACAGAAAGCGAGCCTGAGAGTTAGTTGTACTCTGGGGCGGCTATCTCTGTGTGACAGGCTCACTTTCTATAGGTAAACCTCATGCACTACCCAACCGTATCTGTAAACGGCGTATCCGTTCGTGTTGACGACGAAGGGCGCTATAACCTCAATGATCTGCACGCTGCCGCAGTGGCTGAAGGCAAAGCCACGGAATCACAGAGGCCAAGTAACTTCATCAAAAGTGGGCAAATTAAAAAGTTTGCGCAAGAACTGACCAAAGCTACAAAAATAGCTTCGGTCAAGGTTATCAAAGGTGGTGCTCAGCCTGGTATATGGGGATTAGAGCTGGTGGCGATTCGCTATGCCGCATGGCTTAGTGTTGAATTCGAAATAAAAGTGTACCAAACCTTTCAGATGGTGATCCGAAACGGCATCAGTGCCATGTCCCGCCTGAACAAAATCGACCATATAATCAACAGCGAAACTAAAGCGATCAGCCAGTGTGCCAGCCAGATGGCCCGGTGGGGAGTTGGCGGACGCAAAAAGCTACTCCATGCAGCGCGCGAAAGGGTTGCTGATGAAGTGCAGATGTATCTTCCGGGGATTGTGTGAGTTTGTGTGAGCCCACTCAGGTGGGCTTTTTGTTATTTATCGTCCAAATACCCCATGCGGCGACCAAGTATTGCAGCAAGCCTCCTTGCGTGCTCCTCCCCCTCACGCAGTATATCTGCCGTGAATGGGTCTATTTTAGCTAGGTCTCTTAGGAACTCATCTTTCTCTTCTGCTGTCGCTGCCGCATTAAAAGCGGCTTGAGTAGAATCGAAGTCAACAAGATCGCTTTCAGAAATAGCCTTATCGGTATCCAACGTTTCTTGAAGTATCTGCACAATCTCAGAGTTCATAGAACGACCATTCCGTTTCGCTCGTTCTGCTATCGCATCGCGCATCCCATCTGGGAGGCGGAGGTTAAATTTATCCTGTAACTGGCTCGGGTACTTCGTCATGGCGCATCTCATGATACAAATTTTTATCATAATAGGATTAACTTGACACCATGAGCAATGGTGTTAAATTAATATCAATGGTGTCAAATTAATCCCAAAGGAGGGATCATGCAAAGCAATACCAAGAATGAAGCAAAGCTAACTTTGCGCTACCCGCAGGAAGTGAAAGATGCGTTTAAGAAGATCGCAAAAGAAGAGGGGCTTTCTGAGAATTCCGCCTTGGTTCAGGCATTGGTCTGGGCATTGAAGTTTCGGGAAGGTATGAATGCGCGCTAAAAACAGCGAAGCCCAGAAGTGCGCTAACACTCTGGGCCTCTTATCGAACAAATCCGGCAAGGAATCTATCGACGTGAACAGTGTACAGAACAATGAGTTAACTTTCCAGCAGACTGCGTTCCATCCAGTTTCTCACAATGGTGAAATTTGGCTAACTTCATCAGAGTTAGCGGCAGCGCTCGGCTACAAGAAGTCGGACGCGGTTACGCAAATTTTTAGCCGTTATCATGATGAATTTACAGAGAATATGTCAACGACCCTCAAAATGAGTGTCGTTAGAAAGACTGGAGTCGTTGATATTCCTGTTCGTGTTTTCTCTCTGCGTGGGTGCCATCTGATCGCAATGTTCGCCACTACGAAAGTAGCTAAGGATTTCCGCCGCTGGGTTCTGGACATTCTGGATCGCGAGGTGCAGCATTCACCGATCGCTAAGCAATTCTCCGATGAGGAACTGGTTAGCCTTTGTTACCTGCAGTTGTGGATGGAAAGGAGCCAGTTGGTCAGCAAGAATCTTTATCCCGCGATGAAGCAGGCAAAATCTGAGTATGCGGGGGCGCTGTACGATATTGCCCATGATATTCACTACATGACTGTAGAGACCAAAAAGATTTTACTCCGGGAAGCTAAAAATCTGGATGACAAGAATTTTGTCGTAAGTCACGCTCAGCCGATGCTGGCAAAACTTCGCGGCGAAGACGGATGGATTCACTGATGGGCGCATGGGATGGCGCAAAAAGAAAAAGCCGATAGTTCGAGCTACCGGCTTTCAATGAAACGTGTCATAAGGACCAACGAATGACTTCATTAAATTTAGCAGTTCACGAGCGTAATGTCGATCCCCAAGCATTCCCTGTGCTGGAATGGTCTGGTATGCGTGTTGTTACCACGGAGATGCTGGCCTCTGGATATGGTTGTGAAGAGAAAAGCATCCGTATGAATCTTTCTCGAAACTTAGAGCGCTTTGAAGAGGGGAAGCACTACTTCATGGTGACTGGCGCAGACCTCAAAAATTTGCGAGCCACTGACAGTGGCTCACAAATCTCCACCAAAGTACGCACTCTAACTTTATGGACGGAGAAAGGCGCTGCCCGGATGTCGAAGATAGTCGACTCTGACGAAGCGTGGTCCTTCTTTGAGCGCCTGGAAGATTCATATTTCCGACCTGCGCCGGTTGCAGCGATTCCTCTGACTTACGAGGCCGCGCTCGAAGACCTCCTGGCGAAAGTGAAAGAGAACCGCATCATCGCCGAACAGCGTGATCGTGCAGTCAAAGAGAAGCGTTGGATCTCTGAGAAGCGCGAAGTCACCGCCATGGCAACAGCTTCCGCAGCTGTTCGTGCCAAAAACAAACTGGCAGAACGCATCGGGGAGGGGAAAAACTACGCAGCCATCATCCCTGTAGAGAAGAAGCTCGGGCAGAAATTCAAATGGCAGCCGCTCCGCAAGTGGTGCAGGGAGAATGACACTGAACCGCATGAAGTCGAAGATCCGCGCTTTGGCACTGTTAAGTCATGGCCTCGCGCTGCTTGGATGGCGGTTTATGACGTGGATTTACGCAAGATTTTTTAATCGGCTGAAAAGACAGCCAATCGGCCGATTTCTTGGCCAAACATTTAACCCGCTCCGGCGGGTTTTCCCGTTCCAGGTCGATTGAGATCAATAAATCAGCGTTTGCCGTTGCGCCTGTGCTATTCCTGGGTAGGATGTTTCCACTTTTACCAATGGGGAATAGGGATATGAAGAAGTTGATTGTTTATGGTGTGGTAATTCTTTTGGTTTGCTCTGTTGCGGCAATCGCATTGGTTCCGGGTCAGGATGCTCAGAATGCAGCAATGACTGATGCATGTAGCTCAATTATCAAGTCAAGAATGAAATCACCAGCATCCTATTCGATGGAGAAGGCTCTCATCAGCTCTAAAGAGCTTTCTGGCGAAGAACGTGACAAGAAGATTGATAGCCTCCAGACGGATGCTTTGCGCGAAGGGGTGAGAAACGGGCTTTTTACGCTTAAAAGTGCCGAAATATTTGTAGATTTCAATGCGAGCAATGCTTTTGGAGTACAACTCAAAGGTTTGGGGAAATGCGAATACAGCATCTTCAGCAAGGATTGGGTATCCCTTGAGTCTGTAATAATTGATGGTAATTCTTTGCCTTCCGTTGATGTGACGATTGAATCAGTTGGCAATAAAATTGATTCGGGATTTTCCTCAAAACTAAAATATTTGGAATATAAGGTTCAAGGCAAGATTTGATTCCTTAAATATCATACAAACCCGCTTCGGCGGGTTTTTTTATGGAGTAAATATGGCAGTTGAAACATACAGCTGGCGCTCGCAGCTCG